GTCTCAGTGGCAATACCAAAAGTCTTTGACGATGTTGCCTCAGAAGACGCATTAGCTAGTTTAACCGAAGTCAAACCATTATGAGCGCCATCTACATAAACTACTTGCCCATTGTTGATAGTTGCTCCGGTATTATTCCATACACGAACAACTTGCTCTTGACCAACCTGAAGTACTACATTATCACCTTTTAGATGGAGATCAAGGGTACCATCAGTTGTATTCCACTCCATAAGGCCTTCGTTACTGATACCGTCAAGAAAATGAACGCCTGTTGCTCTTACTTTACCTGTTGAGTCTCTTTCTACAATTGTATTAGGAGTATCGTTTATATCGGTTTGAACAACAAAGTTGACTTTGTTTGTATTGGTATCGTAAGTAATATCAACAAAAGTTTTGTTACCGTTAACAACATCAGAGACCAGAATTTGTCTGATGGAGTCTTCAAAGATTGTAACAACGTCCCCAAGGTTAACATCGTAACTTGTTCCAGCTACAGTAGAGATAGTAAAAACTAGCTCACCTTGACTGTTAATAAAAACATTAGAAACACTGTCACCCTTAGAACCTTGCCCGCCAGTTCTGGCTAATGATACTTCATATTTAGGATTTGTTACATCAACGACAATTCTATCATTATTTGTTGTAATTGTGTAGCTCATTTTTATACCTCCTCAGAAGGAGAGTATACCACTTCTACTAAGCCTCTAAATGGCTTCCAAATTTGTTTATATTGGTTAATACCACTATCTTGAACCTCAACTCCAATCCAGCCATAGGTAGGAGAGTTAGGTGTAGGCTGCGTGGTCCAGCTGTTAATTAATGTTTCAGGGATTACAATATCAAATTTATTATCGGATGTGTCATCATCAATGGTTGTCAAAGTTGTTACAACACCCCCAGATTTAACTGAGAGTGGGTAGCCTTCTTCATCCTTACTGCCTGTCATATCTGCTTCGACAATCTTTGCGGTAATAGTATAAGAAGCAAGGCTAGTTACCCAATTAAGAGTAATCCCCATACGTAGTTGTTCCCCTTCGACAACAGAGATAAGCACTGCACCATTATCTTTAATTAAATCTTTAGATGCAGAATTGATTCTAGATCTTGCCATAATTACCTCCTTGCCGATCCTCAGATGGGCTTATTTTGGTTTTACAAATACTGCTAGGTGTCCTTTTGTTTTATATACATTTGCTCTGCCACCAACCTGCTGATCTAATAGTAAGATGAGCATTTCTACCATCAGGTAAAATAAGGAAGGCTGGAACAAGACAGATACAAAGAAATCCACCTTTCAGCATTAGAGATTGGATGTGTTGCAATACACTATCCACTAATTCGGGTTCGATATGCTCAAGCACATCAACGCTAACAATATAGTTAGCAGGATTAGGTAAACTACATTATCCCCAATAACGAGTTATTAACGCTTAGTCTTTTCTGAATTGTAGGAAGGCCAGTTTCCTAGCCTTCACTATATTATTTCTTGTTCTTACGATTTGCTTTGACGTAATTCTTTGCAGTTCTAAGAGCAGTCGCTCTTAAAGCACCACGCCGGGACATAATATCAGCTTGCTTTTTAACTTGCATACCCATACCATTGCCCCGTGGACGTTTTGATGGGCCAGTTGATTGAGGCTTATTGCCTGCTGGGCCAATGTTAGCTGGACGTTTTGATGGGCCTGTCTTTGATGGAGCACCTGCTCTACCAATTACTTTTGCTCTACCGCTTGAGCCTTTTCCTGCACCAGTAGATTGAAGACCAGCACGTTGTAGATTCTTATTAACTGTTTGCTTCGCTTTAAGAGCGGCATTAGAAGCTGCGGAGGATCCCTTACGCTTTAGGCGATTAGCAGAAAGACCTGCTCTAGCTCTTAGTGAAGAAGCAGTATTAGCAGCAGTACGCTTCATACGAAGAAGATTAGTTTCACCGCCAGCAGCTTTAGCAGCAAGTGAACGAGCACGAGCGGAGGCTTCTTGAGCTTTCTTAAGCGCAACTTTCTGGGCAGAGGTCATTGCCTTGCCTACACGAGCTTTAGCATAAGCTTTTGCATAAGAAAATTTAGATTTCATAGAACCTGTATTTGATCTATTCTCAGGCATTTTGTTATTCCTTTTAAGTTTATGTTACAGTTAAAAACCAAACCCTCTTGCCGTGAGTTTAGTACCTGCTCTAATGGGGTAAAGATACTCTATTGCATAGCGGAGAGCATCTGACCAGTGTTCTACACCTTCCTTTTTGTCAATTGTGGCAGAGTCAGGATTTGTCTCAGTCCATTGAGTTCTTTCAATAGACTTGACTGTGTTTACAGCACGAGGATGAATGTACATATCTATATCGCCACTAGCATTTTTAAACTTCCTATTCACAGCCGCAACTGAGTCAATAATAGGAGGAGCCTTGTTATGTGCTCTTGTTATAATACCCTTAGATTCAAGAATCTTAAAGTCTGTAACACCTACTGCGGCAGAGGTTTTTCTTGCTCTACCAGCAGGGTCAGGATAAGAAATGATACGATGACCGTTAAACTTTTCTTTAAGTTTGTTGGCAAGGGTCTCCGTATCTGGGTGTCCCTGCATCTCATCCAAGATATGTACTTGATTTCCTCTAATAGCAAAGATAACAGAAGCCATAATTCCGACGTTGAAGTCGATAGCCACATGAACATCTTCACCATGCTCAAAATAAGGAAGGTTGCTGTCAATATGCTCTTTACGGTTAAATGTATAGAACACATTGTTGCCTGAGTCTTCAAAGCTTGCAGTATATTCTCTTGCAAATTTCAGAGGGTCAAGCGTCCTCTTAACTCTTTCGATTTCTTCTTCATCAAGGAAGGGAGAATCTTTGTATGTATAGTGATAAGACTTCCAATCAGGATCATACTCTTGTCTGTTATACATTTCATGGAAGTAGTCATAACCGCTAGGAGTACTAATAATAAGTGCTCTACCAGCATTAGCATTATACTTACTTGCATTCTGTCTAGACCAACGAGTAGTTACACAGGGTTGAATAATAGACTCCCAAGACTCTTTTAAGTTCATCCCTGCACCATGCCATGATGTAACCTCGTCAGCAACAACAAAGTATTGACCTGTACCACGCATCCGCTGGGAGGCCTCATAAGACCATAGTTTAAGCTGTACGTTATTAGGAAACCAAAATGTTCCTGCTGCTTTAGAGGCCTTATCAGCATAATCTTCCATGCCCATCTGCCAAGCAATAAGTGGATAGTAAATATCTACAGCCTGTGAGTAAGTAGGCGCAATCAAAGCTACGTTCTTGTTAGGAACATCTTCGGGCAGCTCCATTAACTCCTGAACAGCAATTAGTGCAGCAGAGGCAGCTAAGTATGATTTACCGAAGCCACGAGAAGCTGTAACAACACTATAACGACATACTTTATCTACGAATAGGTCTTTGATGACTTCCGACTGTTTTGCGTGTAATACAATTTCTGACATAATATCTCTTTATTAATTACCTGATCTACTCTTCATCATCGCTTCTACACTATCACGAATTGACTTTATATTTTCGTCAATACGACCAAGAGTAACAGCTTGTGACTGAACAATCATTTCAAGATTTGCGATACGAGCATCATTCCTAAGAATTTCCTTAGTATTAGATGTAACAGCACTATCAAGGCTCGATACATACCATACAAGAGCTACCGTTTGCATGACAATAGCAAAGATGAGTGTAAGGGGGACAGATTTAGACAGGTGCCAGCTTTCTTCGTTTATAGGCATGGGAGTTTATCCTTCTTCTTTATTGGTGGAGTCAAATGTAAGCTTAATAGCAATAGGCTTTTTATCAGGATCAGCAATTTCTACTTTATCTGGGATTTTCTTATAACCATAAGCCATGAGGTTGTTAATCAATTGACCTTGAGTAGCAATCATTTGTGCATGAGCACCTGAACCAATCTTTACTTCACCACTATCAAGAAGCTTTTGAATGCCTTTATATTGTCTTACCATCATTTCAATAGGATCAAAGTCTAGCTCTTCTAGACGTCTTACTGATGCCATAGAGTTAATGTTAATTGAACCCTTCGGACGACCAGCACCTTCACGCTTCCCTCCCCTTAGCTTAGGCTCACGAGGTGGTTTAGGCGGTAATCTGGGACGCCCACGGGATCTCTTTTGGGGAGTTTCATCCATCGTGTGTTCCTTTATGTTGTCTATCAATTGTTTTAAAAAATCTTACTTTTCATCAAACTACATCAACCAAGGGTTATCTTAAAGA